TCTTCAGCGTCAGTTTCTTGTTGAGCCTGCTCTAACAGGTGTCTAGGTACTAAACCGTAGTACTTAGTCAAACGAATCTTGTCTTCTTCGTACAGAGAAGTAATAGAGTGGTCTGGTTCAATGTCAAAATCATTAGATGCTGACTCTAAAGCCACATCACGGTAGACACCCTGCTCCTGTAGCTGCTCAACAACGTGCATAGAGATGTATTCATCTACAGCAACGCCTAAAGCATCCTCAACAGAGGTAGCAACGGGGTCAATAAGGAAGTTCTGAGGCATTACAGGGCGTAGTTTGATACAGGTACGGTCAGTAATGTTGACACCAACAGCGGTCAATTCACCGTCCATTAGGGGCTGTGTAGCTGGTTTGAACTCTTTTTCAGTTGTTAGTTCAATCTCAGCGATGCCAGTACCAAAGACGGCTGCGTTAATAAGACACTCAGCGACACCTTTACGCACTTTGTTGCGCTTAAAGTCAGACTCTAGGTGTGTACGCAACATAACGATGTCTTTGTTCTCGTTATCCATTACATCGTCTTTAATGTCGAACCACTTACCCCGACCGAAGGTAGCTTCTTCTAGTTCTGCTACAGATGACTCCACAGCCTGTTGTAGGGCAGGAGAGATAATCTTAGAGCGTTCTGACTGACGAGTCTTATCTTCAGCAGCCCACTGTCCACGCCAGAGACGATAGTACTCATCGAAGCGTTGTGAGTAGTTAGCTTCAAAGTGGTCTCTCCAGTCACTACACTTATCACCAACCCAGTCTTCAAGCGTTTGTTCGATGTGGAATGGTTCGTTTTCTTCTAACATAGTTAGTACCCTGAGTATGTGTCCATGAATTCGTATTCTTCTTCTTCGAAGTCAATAGCGTAAGCCACCTTAGCGAGCTGGTCTATGTAAGCCAAGGCATCTATCAAGTCATCGTGAACAAGCTTATTGGGGAACTGGAATAGTTCATCTAAGAACTGTGTGTTCCACTCACCCTTGTTTAGTGTAATGTTACCGTGTTCAAACCTACCTTGTAACGCCCACACAACCCTATCTGTCTTTCTCTGATTACCGTGTGTAAGCTCTTCCACTCTAAAGAACCGCTGGTTCTTCTTCATTATGTCATTCAAGTAAGGATGTACAGCGTTCTTCAACGCACCTTTCTCAATACCTACTGAGATTGGTTTGTAGTCTCTGACTGCTTCAAAGATTCTTCGGGCAGTCTCTTCGACACCCCAACGCCCATGTATAATATTAGCAACCCACCAACCCTCAGTGCCTGCTTTAACCACAGCGATAGCCGTTTGGTCAAGACGATTAGTTTTGGTTGTAGCTTTCTGAACATCTGCAAATCCTGCCAAATCAACTGCTATGTAGTAGTTACCTTCCTCTGGTTCTTCTTCAGAGAACTTTACGTGTTCTTCCTTAAAGAGTTCACCACCCGCTGCCTCAAAGGATGCCATGAACTCCTGTCGGAAGGAGAAGGCTGACATCGACTTCTTAGCTGCGTTAATTTCTTCTTCGTCTAAGAGAGGATTATCGTAGCTGGTAAAGTGCCAACCACTCCAGTCATCGTCCTTAGCCAACACAGAGTACTGGTGTAGCTCAAAGAAGTGGTTACGACCCATTGGCGTACCAATGAACATCGCTGAACCCTTCTGGTCAGCTAGGGCAGGTCTCAGGATTTGCTCCCAGACCTCCGGCTTCATATCGGCGTACTCATCCATAACCAAGAACTTAAGGCTGACACCACGCATGGTCTCTGGTCTATCGGCACCCTTGAGTGCGATGGTAGCGCCGTTTATTAGCTTAATCTGTAGGTTGTTTACGTGACTAGAGGTAATAACAGGGTTACCTACTTCCAGTAACGTCTGCCACATAATGTCTCTAGCCTGACCCTGTGTAGGGGCAACGTAGAATACGTGACCCTTAGTCGTAGTTAAACCTTCAATGATTAACTTCCACGCAGCTAAACGAGACTTACCTGTACGTCTACCAGCAGCTATTACTTGGAATCGACAGGGGTCATTCCAGACCTCTTGTTGCCAAGGTAGTAGCTCAACCTTTAAGTCAGTCATCGTTTACTTTTTATCAGTGCTGTAGCGTCTACCTTCAAAAGAGAAGGTTTTCTGTCCTTTTGCATTAGCCTCAGCAAACGCTTTTCTAAAGGCTGCGCCAGACTCTGATTTTTTAGTGTAAGTAGGAAAGTCTGAAGACTTAGTTCGTGAATCTTTACCAGACGCTTTAGAAGCAGACTTACGTCCTTCTGCTTTTCCTTTAACATAAGCACCACCCGCGGCAAGAGCACCAGCTCCGGCTGTTCTGCGAGCAGTTTCTCTATTAGCTCGTTGACTCTTAGTCACAGGGTTGATTTTTTTCTGGCCTGCTGTGGGCTTGCTTGTCATATCTTTAGCGTGTTTTTGAGCTTCTTTAACAGCTTTAGTTCCGTACTTCTTAATTGCAGCAGGAATGCCTGCTCTTGCTATTAATGCTAATATTACTGGGATTGCCATTCTATTATCCTTTAGTTAAGTTTAAGTCAGTCACTCAATACAACCACATTACAGGTTTAGCATTACCGTCAACAGAGCGCATATCAATATGGACGAACACACTGTGTATTCCAATGCCTCCAAATCCCATCTTGATAGCTTCCTCAACCAGCGTGTACCTCTGTTGTGCCGTACTAACTTTAATGTCTGCTGCAATGCCTTGGGCATGAGTTCCTGCTTTCTCCTTTCTCGATTCAATCGGATGTTCTGGGCTACGATAGCCGCTAGTGATAACAAATGGGAAACCACACCTTGCTCTTAATAGGTCTAGCTTCAATAGGAATGTATCTTTAATTTCATTCTCACCTGTGTGCTGACAGGCAAACTCTTCTTTGGTGAAGTAATCTAGGTCTTGGTCGATATCATACATCTTCGGTGTAGTCTCCTTCGGCTATAGGCTCACTGGAAGAGCCTCCTGAAATGACAGTCTTCTCACCACCGACACCAGTGATTGAGATGTTGATACCACCCTTGTTACCACCTGCTGCATCCTTCTCGAAGTAGCTGGTAGGTAAGACCCTATCCATCACTAGCTTCCAAGCAGCAGCCTGATTCTTATGCTCATCATCCAGAGCAGCATCAAAGATAGACTCTAAGACCTTCTTAGACTTAGGAGACGTAAGCATCCTAGTCTTGTACTCATTGATGATAGCAGCATCGCCCTTGGGACGACCTACTGAGCCAACGGTTCCCCGCTTGCGGCTGACAATCTCAGACTTAGGGGGCCGCCCAATCCTCTTCGAGGCTTGGTTCTTTACTTTTTTATCAGTCAATATAACTCCTTTGGGCTACCTTAGTATACTTAAGTATACCTAAGACCCTTTAGTTAAGTTCTTTTGTTAATATCTTAATGTTAATAACTAAATGAAGTAAATTATAACATAGGTATATTATACCACACTTTGATTCTAAAGTCAAGAAGTATTTTAATTAATTTAGACTGCCCCTTTAAGGTACTTAGGTGTACCCGCGAACTCCCTTATAAATCAATGACTTACAGGCCACCTATTTACACACAATACTGTTACTTTTGGTAACACTTATAGCTTACACCCGTCTTCCTAAATAGTCTTTTTTTTGTATCTAGGGGGATACCCATGATAATCTAGAAGCCCGGCGACCCCCCCCGGCCCCCTGTTTATCACTAGCACACACAAGGCACACAAGCAACTCAATTGGTGACCAGAATCAAAAGGATAGTCACGTTTACATCTATACAACAGGGGAGTGAGTATGCTATAGGATACCCACAGACCACACTAGTACCACACAATTAACCACACTGCAAAGTATACTCGTGACTAATCAAGATGGATTGGTCACGCTAATGGTTGACAATGGTTGTCATCTGTAGTATTCGCGCGCGCGCCCGCTCCTTATATCTATGCTGTGGAAATTAATTGTAATTATATTAAAATAAAGCTTGCATTGATGCGGCGAAGCTATATAATGAACCCATCAAGACAAGGGCGCAGCGAGCGCAACACATAATCAACTATACAAGGCGACACACTATGACAGACAAATTTATGGCACAGTTACTTGACCAGCTGATTAATAAACTTAGCAAGGTAGACCAACGAAACATTAAAATTGCTATCATGCACGCCGACCACGGCAACTACCACACCATTGACTCGATGATTCGCGCAGCTAACAGCCGCAGCGAATCGACTCTCAAAGCTATTCGCGCAGCACTATAAACCAATAAACGCCCCGAAAGGGGCAACCAAACAATAGAGGCAATACAACATGAAACATTGGGAACTTGTAATACAAGGCGAACACATTCGCGCAGAGTGGAATGAGGCAGCAACCTTTAATATGCAAAGG